TATGGACGGAATACCTGGGTGCGGTGCAGCCGCAGGAAATGCAGTAACCTCGACGCTGAGATCGGTGACCGAGAACATCAGCTCAACATAATCGTTGGCCTTGAGGTCAAAAAAGTAATTCAGCGACGAGAAAATTTCAGCGTTATTACCTTGAATTCTAATTCGGCTGCAACTGTCTGTTACATCTACACCATTAAGGCGAAACCAAAAATCAAATATTCCCGTGCCGCCTGCGGTCTTATCAAGCTGGAATGATGTATCAAAGTTGTAGACGCCCTCGCTGTCCACAATGATGCGCGAGGTGGGCGAGCCAATAAACACGCCATTGCTCAGGTCGGTGTTGTTGAACGTGATCGCCGTGGCCGTGTTGATGACTGTCGCCGTCTGTGTGGTGGTGTCGTAAAACGAGCCGTACCGCGCACGCTTGAACTCTCTGGCCGGAGGTGTCATCTGCAGCCCTTCGACGGCTGAGGTCAGTTGAGCCAGAAGGGCCATCACCTGGTTGACCTTGTTCTCCGTTGACGCGATGCTGACTGCAGCATCTTGGGCCAGCGAAGCGATCTGGCCCAAGGCCAGCGTGGCCTTGCCATCGATCACGGCAGAGCTGACAGCGGCCTCCTGCGCCAGCGAAGCAATCATGCCCAGCGCCTGAACAGCAGTTGCCTGCGCAGTGCCTGCCGAGATATTGATCTCCAGCACCACATCAGGCGCGATGGCGTCGACCGTTGCGAACAACAGCTCGAACTGCCTGATCTGCTGCTGGTCGGTCAGGAACTGCGCGAGCTGGTCGCGGGTCAGGTTTAGCTTGCGGGAGACGGGTGCGGTGGCCATCAGTACAGCAACCCTTCGATCTGCATCTCAAGTCGTGCAAATGCAATATGTGAATCGCTGTCACCACGGAAACGCTGGATGCGCCAGTTGCGCATGTGGCCCTGCTGGAACCATGCCAGGCGCTTGGAGGTGTTGCCGATGGTGCCCACGTAGATGTAGCGGTCCTGGCTGTAGGACAAGCCGTCCAGCGAGTAGCTGGTGCTGATCTGCGGGTTGGTGCCCAGCGCCACTCGTCCGGTCAGGCTCACCAGCTCCATCTTTTGGAACAGTGCGCCCTTGCCCTCGTTGTAAGCAATGATGGTGCCGAACTCCCAGCGCACCTGCTGCCCCCAGTGGCTGCCGATGTCGTCCACCAAGTAGCCGATGGTGCTGGACTGCGGGTCGCCCACCAGCCATTTGTCGTAGGCCCAGACGAGATTGCGTGCTCGGTACTGCGCAAAGCCCACCACCGTGGTGGTCAGGGTAAACCACACCTGATCGCCCAGCGCCTCGGATGCGGCTGCGTCGTAGACGATGGTGCGGTCTGGCAGGTGCACGTAGAGGTGCTGGTGCGACTTGTCGTTGCGTGCCTCCAGCTTGACCAGTGACAGTTGCGCCTCGGTGTAGGTCAGCAGCAGCTCGTCGATCTCTTGGGTGCTGATCTTTTGGGTGGTGGCCGCTGCGCCGACGTAGATGCCTGGGGACTCGTTGCGGCCACTGCCTAAAAAGGCGATGCGCTCGATGTAGACGCAGCAGGCAAAGGTGCCGACCACGCCCTTTTGGATTTGAGCGCCATCAATGCGTTGGAATGGGAACAGGTCGCCGCCGATGTTGTCGAACACCTCGACGGTGTTGCGGTTCAGAGCATAGACCTCGTTGCGCAGCTTGAGCAGCGCCACCACGGGGTCGGGATCGACCTCGCTGGAGCCGTACTTCAGCGGGTTGACTTGGGTCGGGTCTGACAGCTCGGTGACGATCAGGAACTCGCCATCGGTGGTCATGAAGTAGCCGTCCACCCACACCACATCGAGCACGATGCCGAGGTCTGGGTCGGTGACTTGGGTCAGGGTGGAGTTGTCCCAGTAGTACAGCCGCCCACCGGATGCGATGGCCAGCTCGTCGAAGCTGTAGTCAAACGTCACCAGCGTGTTGACAGGCCCACCCACATCTCCCAGCACGGTCACAGCGCCATTGCTGGCCACCGACACCAGCTTGGTGCCCATGACCCTGTAGCACTCGCCCTGCCAGTTGATGCCGCCTCGGTCAATGCCTGGGCCTGTGCCGTTGGCCACGAGGCCATCGCCTGGCCGCAGGTAGCCGGTGCTGATGCCGCTGTTTTTGGGCACCGGCACCATGTTGACCGGGTAGGACGTGCGAAAGTCCGGGCCGTTGTCCGTGTAGATGCCGTTGAGAATTGAGATTTGCATGGTTACTTCTTAGCCTTGTTTCGGGCCGAGATTTTCTTGGCCTTGGCCTGTGCGTCAGCTTTGCTTGACGCGCCCCAGGCTTTCAGACTGAGCAGCAGCCTGGTTGGCTCGCCGTCTTTGTACTCAGGGCCGGGGTTGTTTCCCATGCGCGCCAGGAACGATGCCCTGCGTGGGTTGTCGCCGGACTTGACAGGCGGCTTGATGTTCTGGCCTGCAGCCTTCAAGCTGGCGCGCCCAGCAGCATTCAAGCCGCCCTTGGGGTTCTGCCCTTCCTTGCGCTGCCATGCCGGTGTTTTCATCTGAACCTCGCAACCTTGGCAGCCACCTTCTTGGGCTGCTTGACGAACTGCTTGCCTGCCTTGGTGCCCTCGCGCTTGGCCTTGGTGGTGGCCGCATACTCAGCCGACGACAAAGCCTTGATGGCTTTTTCGGGAAGGTAGCGCTCACCGGTCTCGCTCGACGGCTTGCCGGACTTAGTGCGCCACTTTTGCGCGCCCCAGTCCTTCAGGCTTTTTTGCGGGGCTTTCATGACTTGTAGCCTCCGCCCTTTGCCTTGTACTCCTTGGCCAACAACTGCGCCTTGCGTGCAGACCACTCACCGGCAGCGGTGCCCTGCACCGATGCGCCTTTGATCTGCTCAAACAAACGCTTGCGCATCGTCGGCTTGGTGTAGACCGCAGCCTTGTTGACGGAGGACTTGGGCTTGGTGGCCATCACGCACTCACGGCTTTGATGACTGCAAAGTTAAACACTGGCGTTTCTGTGGTCGTGCCGCCAGTAGTGCGGAATGTGATGTTGAAACTGCCAGCCGCCACTGCGGTGATCATCAAGTCGTACAGATCAGTGCCTGATTTTTGGTTCAGGATAATGACATCGGTTGCCGCCACGGTGCTGTTGGTCACGGTGAAAGTTGCCGCTGTTGCCGAACCTGCTGCGCTAAAAAGGGTAATTGCACCCGTGGTCTTGTTTAGCGTCACGCCTGTGGTGCGGCTTGTGCCTTGGGTTACTGTGCCGCCTGCGCCTGTGGCATAACCCACGCCAGCAGTGCCAGAGGATGTGACCGCCGCGGTGACTGCTAGACTTGTGCCGGTAGCTGCACCGATGACTGGTGTCACCAATGTGGGGCTGGTGAATGTTCCTGTGGTGACTGTTGGATTTGTAATTGTTGGAGTTGTCAGGGTCGGGCTGGTGTTGAACACCAACAGACCAGTGCCTGTCTCGTCTGTCATCGCCGCCCGTAGATTGGCACTGGTTGGGTTGGTCAACCATGCAGCAATACCTGCCGCCAGAACTGTCTCAGCGTTGATGTTGTACCAAGAATTGGTGGGCTGATAAAAGCGATAAACAGCAGCACTTCCTGCGCCCAAAGCTGTGACTGCGCCATAAATGGCAGATGCACCGTTCAGGGCAATGGTCAGCGAGGTGATCTCTTGCGTTGAGGTAATGAGCACCGTAGTGCCATCAGGCACGCCTGTGTTCAATGGCAGGGTAATCGTGCCAGTGGCCAGCGTTCCAGCAGGCTGCAACAGCATCCACTGCTGCTCGCTGACTGGTGTTGGCACGGTGATGTTAAAACCTGAACCAGGAACATAGAGATTGACCGCCAGCGTGGGGCTGGCAAATGTCTGCTGAAAATACTGCAGCAGCGCATTGACCGACATGCGCCGAGCGTCGCCGTTGTTCGGGGTGTAGACGGGAATTTGATCGCCAGGTGAGACTTGGCCGATGACGGGTAGTTGATTGATGGATGGCATGATGGTCCTTAGTTGTATGTCAGTGGCCCATCAGGGCCAGCGTCCACTGGGTTGTAAGGCGGTCTGACAAACGGATTGTCGTAGACGCGCCAGGGCTTGTTGCCTGCGCCTGCTGGCATGGTAGCTGGCAGTTGCTGCTCCAGCGGGAACGTGGCGCGCTGCAGCAGGGTGTCGTAGCCTTGCTTGCCGGTGGCCTTGGTCTCGGGCATCACCACCTTGCCGTAGCTCGGGGCTAGGCGCACGGCCAAGTTGCAGATGATGGCCTCATAGGCCGAGTCGGGGACGTTGGTTTCCTCATCGATGCCGCCGTCTTGGGGGCTGGACGGGATCGGGTATCCGAGCCGGATGCCCTTGCCGTTCCAGTCGGCCATCATGGCATCGAGCCTGCGCCTAGCAGTCTCAAGTTGCTCAGGCTGAAGATCAAAGGCATAGGACGCAAGGCCGATCTCTTCGAACGCTGCGCTGATAAATTGGCGCTTGCTGTAACCCATGCTAGGCTCCTTGTGCCAGTGCTGTGGCGATCAAGCCACTTAGCTTTTTGTCTGTGGTGCGACCGTTGAACGGGATGCCCAGATCGGTGGCCTTGGCCTGCAGCTCGTCGCGTGTCGGTGGTGCATCGTCCTGTGGTGCATTTTGCACCTCAATGATTGTGGCATTTATGGGCGATGGAAAGCAGACCTTTGAGGCTTTGCGCTCAATGGTCTGCTGCTTTTTAAAGCGTCGTTTTTGCAGCCGCAACTCTTTCCACGGGGCAAGAGTCTTGTCTTTTATGATAGCGGCTGACTTGATCATTTCATCTTCTTCATCGGTGCTTTGCTGGGCTTGCCTGCGGCTTTCGCTGCCTTGCTTGCCACGTTCAAAGACATTGCCACGGCTTGCTTTTGGGGCTTGCCGGACTTCATCTCCATTGCAATATTTTTACCGATGGTCTTTTTTGAGTAACCTTTGGTCATTGGCATGATTCGCTCCTAAGTGAGACAGGCCAACATTTCTGCTGGCCTGTCTGGGTTTAACCACCGATACGATAGACGACGAAGGTGTCAGCCGCAGTCTTACGGCAACGGAAGCGTGCAGATGCACCAGACGTTGCAGCAGTTGCCGCAGCACCCACGATGGTCACGTTTGTATTGACCGTGAGGGTCAAAGCAAATGCAGCCAAAGTAATGACGCTGAAGTCAAACGAATCACCAATCGCCCACTCAGTTGCCAGGTCAAGGTTTGCACCTGTTGGCAGTTGAATGTCGCGTGATGCGGTTGGGGTTGCAGTGATGATGCCAGTCAGCACGTTAGCGGCAGTTGCCGCCATCGAGCCACCGTCAGCAATGTTGGCTGGCGCACCTTGAGGTTGCCAGTTGCCATTGTTGCTGATGTCAGGAGCAACACCAACAGAGTAGTACGCACCCGATGCACCGGCTTGAATGGTCACGCTGGTGGCATTGGTAAATGCGCTCGACACGTAGGTGGTGTTCTCGACCGTGGTCAGCAAATCCTGCGAATCAGGAAAGTTGGGGAAGCCAACTTCCTGAAACACCAGTGCTGGTGAAAAGGCTTGAACGGCGATTTTCTCGCCTGCTGGCACAGTAACGGTGGCCGTGCCTTGGGTGAAAATTACTTGATAGCTCATGATGTGACTCCTTATGCTTGACCGAAGAGCAAAATGCCAGACATTTCTGGCTGCTTATTGACCACACCAAACAAAGTATCGAGACGATACTTGGTTTTCATAGTGTTGACATCGTACTGCTTTTGCATCACCAGCTCGATGCCCTGATCGGTGCTTGCGCGCATCACTGCGACACCAGCGTCCGAAGGCACTGCGTAACGGCCAGGCAGGATTTCCAGCGCATCTTTCTGCCAGAAGCAGTTGATGGGTGCTGCAGCCACGTTCAGGCGCGTGATGGTGCGGCCAGCGGCTGCAGTCACGATGACGTTTTGGTATTGCAGTTCTGCATCAGTGCCACCCTGGGCCGAGATGATCGGTGGGGTGATGACGCAGGTCGTGGCGTTAATCACTTGCACCACACGGAAGGTCTTGGAGAAACCAGTACCTTGTTTGGTGATGTGATGCACGGCCTCAACGCCTTGAATCTGGATTGGCGTGCCTGCTGGCAGGTCGGTGGTGCTGGAGACCGTGATGGTCTGGAAGCGGTTGTCCACGTTCTGGGTCTCTCCGGTGGCGGCAGTCTGGGTTGCTTGTGGCACATAGTAGTTGCCAGCAGCAGCCAAGGTGCTCATCGTTGGGTCTGCACCAGTGCGAGCCGCGATGCGGTTTGCGTAGTCCAGCTTGTAGGTGTCAAAGCCTGCAACCATGCCGACGAACGAGCGCTCGAAAGCGTTGTTCGACTTGCTGCCTGCGAAGCTGCGAGACACGGATGCACCACCAGCGCCACCAGCGATGTTGCCAGCGATACCGTTGTAGTCGCGTGAGGACAGGGCCATGTAACGGTCAAAGGCTTGGACGCCCTGCTCGTTCATGATCGAGTCGCACAGTGCGATGTCGTCGTAGTCACCAGCAGCGGTATTCACGGTCACGACCAGCGAGCCTTGGGCTGCGGCCACGTTCATGATGGCGATGTTGATGTCGGAGGCCAGCTTTTGCTTTGCAGCTTCGCCCAGGCGACCTTCTTGCAAGGCATCACGCAACTCAAGCGCGTCCAAGATGAACGGTACGGACTTTTGGAAGCCGAGCGTTGCAGGGACGGAGAGCTGGGTGTAAGCCGTGAAGTTGCCGGTCTGGTCCATGCCATCGTACGACTGTGCGATGTAGGGCTGGGGACGGTAGATCACGTTGTTGGTGCGTTCCATCATCGAGCCGTCGGTGTTGTAGACGGACACGTTGCGGGACAGTACCAGCGCGTCGTTGAAGCCTTCGAGGATGTCCTCGAACGCGACGCGCTCTTCTTTGGAAAATGCATTAGACATTTTGGTTTCCTATTCAAAAAAATTATTTGGAAGCTGATCGTTTCTGCGCTTTGTACTGAATGACTTTCGTCATGTTTCCAGTCCTTGCTGCTTCTTCTCTCAGCCGATCAAGGGTTGAGTCCACCGCGCCAGATGATCGTCCAGTTCCCGAGACGATACGCTCCGGTGCGGGTGCTGCCCTGCGGTTTGTAACTTTCAATTCCTTCTCCAGTTTTGCTACCGCAAAGGCAAACTTCACGGGGTCTGTGATTTCAGCGATTTCCTTGGCCTTCTTTGGGTTCTTGCCGAGTGCATAAATAACCAGGGCTGGATTGTCCGCGCCTTGCAAGACGACGCCTTGCTGGGTGACGTTCAAGAGTTGCTGGACGGTTTCCTCAGCATCCTCGTAGTCACGTACCTTCAGCTCGGCCTTGGCCTTGCCGTAGGAGTCCAGTTTGGCTTGCCAGGCTTGATGCTGCTCCAGCTCGGACCTCTTGACCGTCTCGGCCTCCAAGTCGTGCTGGCGCTTGCGCTCATGCCATGCGTCCAATGCTTGCTCGTACCTATCCGCATCGTAGTCGTGGTCTTCCAGCTTTGGCTTTGGCCCCATCGTCACGACCGGCTTGTTCTCAGTCGTAGTGGCCGTCAGCTTGGCTTCGAGTTCACGAATGCGTCGCTCTTTTTCCCTGTTTGTTTTCCGCAACTCACGCACCCATTCAGGCGCACGAACTTCCTCTTCGGTGGGCGGCGCTTCCTCACCAATGCTGACAACTACCTCGTCATCGGGCTGGTCCAAGTCATCGACAACGTCGATTTCCTCAACAACCTCATCCTCAATCACGATCTCTTCGTCTGCAATTACTGCCTTTTGATTCATCTTTGACCCCATCAAACTCACCCATTGGTACGGCTGGGTGGATACCGTTTCTCACATTTTCACTTACTTTTTGTCATCTGACAACAGGCTGGACCTCTTGGCCCATGACGGCCTGCTGGGCTGCCTCGATTTCGGTCAGCACCATGTTCTGTTGTTCCACGCCGGTCTTGGCCAGCGTCTCGGCTGTCTTGGCTCTCGACAGGCCAGCGTCGGCCACGGTCTTGATCGTGCTGGCTCGTGCCTGGGCAGCCTTGGCCACAGCCTCCTCGGCTGCGGCTTGCAAGAAGATGGCGTTCGGGTCTTGCTGCTGGCCCTGTGCCTGCTGCTCGGCCATCAACTGCTCGGCCTCTTGCTCGGTCGGCTTGACCACGCCCATGCGCAGAAGCTGCTTGCGGAAGAAGTCGCGCACGTCACCGATGCCCTCGCCTTCCATGTTCATCATGGCCATCGCCTGGAGCACCTGCTTGGTCTGCGCATCGTCGGTGATGGCCATCATGCCGGTCAGGGCACGCACGGTGGATGCACGCTTGCTGGAGCTGGACGGGCCGACATCGACGATCACGTCGAACTTGGCACCACTCAGATCGTTCTGCATGACCACTTCGCCGGTCTCGCTGACCATTGGCTGCATCAGCTCGACCGTGTCCACGTCCTCGGTCCTGCCGATCACCTTCATGCGCCTGCCCTCTTCGACGTAGATGTCCTTGGCCATGCTGAGCCAGATTTCGCCGCAGCGCTTCATGCCCTTGGCAAAGTTGCTCATGTAGATGTAGGTCTGCATGTCCACGCGAGTCTGGATCATCTCGACGGCCTTGCCGGAGATGTTGCTCACCATCTTGTCGGCCTGCTGCGAGCTGCCCAGGATGTCCTGCATGTCCTGCTCGGTGATCTGCAGCAGGGCTGCCATCGCTGGCGGTATCTGTGCGCTGCGGGTGTAGGCCACGGGGCCGCTGACGGTCTGGCTGCCGTCGGGTGCCGTGATCGGATTCACCAGCAGATAGGGGAAGTTGCGCAGGTTGTCGTCTGCCCACATGAGCTGGTGGCCGGAGACCTGCTCAGGCGTGAGGATGGGCTTCTCGACGCTGGACAGCGCGCTGATCTCGCCCAGCTTGCTGAGCTGCATGTTCTTCAGGCGCTGTGCATCTTTGGCCAGGCGCACGTGGCCCATGCAGCGCTCGATGTTGTCCACGAACCAGCGCTTGCCGTAGACCGGCACGATGGGGATGCAGTTGCCTGCGATGTAGCCTGCGTCTTCGAGCACCTTGCCGCCCGACATGATGTACTTGTGCACGCGCTTGCGCTTGATCTTGCGCTGCCGGACCTCGCGGCTGCCGATGGCGTTCAGGGTTTCTTCGAGGTTCTCGTCCTTGTCAAAGTCGATCTGGCGGTAGCGCTCTTCGGTGCCGTCGATGGCTCGGAAGATGCGGATGGTCTCGTTGACCTCCTCGACCTTGTAATACTCAGCGATGAACACCACGTCAGGCGTGGCCCAGTCGAACTCGTACTGGTGGATGATCTTGGGCCAGTCGGTCGGGTCGTCGCCCCATTCCTCTTTGTAGCTGGCCCTAGTCATCGAGGTGACCACGAAGCAGGACTTGGCGTCCGACTTGTCCTGGCGCTTGCTGTTGAGGTCAAAGAACACCGAACTGTCGGCATCGAAGATCGGCTCCATGCGTATGCGCTGATACTCGTTGTCCTCGTCCTCATCGTCCTCGTAGACGGTGCGCAGACGCCAGGCACCAAAGCCGCCGCCCACTGCCTCCTCGAAGGCGTTGTCGTAGGCCTCGTCGGCCACGCTGTCTTGCTCGTCGGCACGGTACAGGCCATCGCAGGTGTCGGCCAGCTTGTCGTTCTCGCCGTCCTTGCTGACGTAGTCAACGGTGATGCGGTTGTTGCGGTACTCGTTGACGATGCGGATCACCGACAGCATGATCTTGTTGACCTCGAACTTGGGCTTGTTCTCGTACTGGTCCCAGAGTGGCCCTTCCCACTGCGCACCGCACAGGCTGTAGAAGCGCCGGTCTTGCAGGCACTGCAGGCGCTCGTCGCGCAGGGCAGTCTGGATGTCGTTAAATTGCTTTAGCGCATCGTCGTGCAGGGTGCTTAGGAATTGCTCTTTTGAAATGCGTGCCATATTTTCGCCCTCGTTTCAAGTATTTTCTCACCATTTACTGTTCACTGGCAATGGCGTGAAGTTTATGGACCGTGTAACGGGTACCGCCCTGCGCACGCCCTCGCAAGCATATCGCAACGCATCGATGACGTGATTCTTCTTGTCCTGGAGCACTGGCAGCACCTTGCCGGTCAGCGGGTCGGTCTTGTAGCTGTAGAACGTCAGCTCGTCGATGGTGTGCGTGCAGCGTGGGTGCACCACGATGTCGTAGGACTTGAGCCACTCGACGCCCTCCTCGACCGACTTGGCACCTTTGACCGCGCCCATGATCTTGGGGAAGCCGTGCTTGCGCATGTGGCTGATCGTCTCGGGCCGGGAGCTGTCGGCCACGATGGGCCACTTCTCGGACTCGGGCACGGTCATGAACAGGTCAGGTGTGTTGATGATCTCGCAGCCGACCATGTAGGCCTCTTCGTCGATGTAGAGCGTGCGACCAATGATGTGGCAGCGCACCAGCACGGTCGGGTCGGATGCGAAGCCCCAGTCGGCACCGAGCCGGTGGATGGCGTCCGGTGGCGTCTCGAACTCCTCGACGCGCCAGTTTCGGAAGACGCGAGCGCTGCTGTTTTGCAGGTAGGCACCGCGCCAGACGTGAGCGTACTTGTCCGGGTCTCGGGACAGGTCGTACTCCATCTCGAAGCGCAGCACGTCGGGGAACCAGGGGTTGTTGCTGTAGTTGACCTCGACCACCACAGCGTCGGGTGGCGGCTGGTCACCGCGCAGCAGGAAGTCGACCGGGTCGCTGGCCTGGCTGGGGTTCCACGTGAACCACAGCTCAGAGCCGGGCTTGCGGATGGTTGGCCGCAGCAGGTCCAGGCTGCGCTGCGACAGGCTTTGTGCCTCCTCGCACCAGGCACGGTCGTAGCCTTCGAGAGATTTTATCGAGTCGGCTGTGTGGTTTTGCATGCCTTGGAAGATGATCAGGCCGTCGCCCTTCTTGGACTTGATGACGGCCTCCTGCACCTCAAAGTAGGCACCGGCATTCATCTGCTCGATCTTGAGTTCAAGCAGGCGCTTGACGGACTGGGCCAGTGATTTCTGGACCTCGCGCACGCAGACGCTGCGGCTGGTCTGGTCGAGGATGTGGGCCTCGATCATCATCTCGGCAAAGGCGTGGGACTTGCCCGAGCCACGGCCACCGTGTGCGCCCTTGTAGCGCGCAGGCTCCAGCATGGGCAGCGCCCACTCTGGGGTCTCAATTCGAAGGGTTGTCACTTCACCACCACGCGCTCAATTTTCTGGATGGCCAGCGGTCGGTCTGGATCGCCAGTCAGCTCCAGCTTGTCGCCAAACTTCTTTGGGGCCAGCTTGGACAGCAGCCACTTGCGGGTGTCAACCTGCAGCTTGTGTTTCTGAACTGCCGCCCAGTCCCTTTTGCCGTCAGGTTGCAGGCCGACATCCACGTCGCTCAGCTCCAGCACCTCGTTGGCCATGCGCTCGATCAAGTCCTCGCGCGCGCGCGCGTACTCTGCAGCCAGCTTAGCATCCTCATTCAGCCACGAATTAAACGTGCTCTGGTTGACGCCAGCGACTTGGCAGGCTTTGAATGCGCTGATGCCGCTGCGCATCCCAGCAAACACCAGGTCGGCGATCTTGCGCCGGTCTGGGCTGCCGGTCTTGGTCGGCGCTTTTGTTTTGTGGGTTTTCGTGGTCATGCTGCATTCTCCTTCATGTTTTGGATTCGCGCCAGTTTCATGGCATCTTTGAGGTCGAGCCTGAGCTGCTCGTTTGCGGCCTGCTCGTCTTGCAGCCGGAGGTAGACCTCGGTCGCAAACTTGGCCAGGGTGTCGAGCTGCCAGGTCTTGAAGTCTGGAGTCTCTCGGTGTTGCTTCATGTTAGCGCCTACTCACTTTCCTGTGGATAACTTTTCTCTGGAAACCTGCCGCATCGATGCCCCCCTGCCCCCTCACTCTTAAGAGAGTGAGGGGAGGGGAGGGGGCTTTTTCGTGCGTTTTGCCCCCTAACCCCAAAACACCCTAGAGGGGGATTCAGGGGGCTAGGGGGCATCACGATTTACCACCTTTTCGCATCATCATGGCACTCGATTGGACGTCGTCGACCACCACCCAGCCGTGCTCAAGTGGGCTGATAATTTCGGCCAGAATGAGTGCGCCGATCAATTTGTCTGGGTAGGCTGGGCTAAGATCGTTCTCAATGGTCCGAGGTTTTCGGCCATCGGCTGCCAGCTTGTCTTTGAGTGCCGACCTGCTGATGTAGGGTAAACCCTCCCGCTCTTCAGCGCCTGTGCCCCACCAAGCGCTCTCAAGTGTTTTGCGGTGGGTATCGATCTTGCTGTCCTTTTTGGTGATTTGGACGGGTGCTGAGGTCTCCACGATCACTGCGCTGGTGACCGGCTGGTTGTCCTCGTCGTACCAGCCGGGGATGGTCACCTGCTGCAGCTCGACGTGAACCGTCTGCGCCAGCTCTGCGTCTTTGGACTTGCGCTGCACGATCTGCATGGGCACGCCGTCCTTGCCTGGCACGATGCTGATCTCGATGTCCAGAGCGCCGCGCCATGCGCTTGAGCCTCGCGCCCTGTGCTGGGCCTCGTCGGAGACGCCGGTGTGGTGCACCAGGATGACCGAGCACTTGAACTCCATCATCAGGGCATTGCAGGCGTCCAGCATGGTTTTGGCATCCTGAGCGCTGTTTTCGTCTCCGGCCAGGAATCGGTGCAGGGTGTCGACCACGATGACGGACGGGTTCTCTGGCAGCATCCTGACCTGCTCGACCACCTTCAGGTAGCCGGTCGGGGTGTTGAGGTCGCAGCCGTCTTTGGACAGCCACATGGCCAAGTGTCCGGCTTGGTGGTGGTGCTTCCAGGCTGCGACGCGCCCACGCAGGCCGTGGTGGCCTTCACCGGCCAAGTACACCACCGTGCCTGGCCGAACCTTTTGGCCAGCCCATTCAGGCGCTTGTGAGGCAATCCTGAGGCACCAGTCGAGCACCACGAAGGTCTTGCCGCCGCCGGATGGGCCGTGGACCATGATTAGCGCTTGGGACTGCAGCCAGCGTTTGATCAGCCAGGAGATGGGTGAGGGCTGGGCCGAGAAGTCGTCAGCCGGGGTCAGCCAGTCATCGTGGCTGGGCATGAGAAGGCTGGCCAGGTCGTGCCCTGCCTGCACGTAGTCGTTTGCATCTCCCTCGATTGGCGGCATGACCATCCTGGCTCCAAATTTGGCCGAGGCCTGTTCTGCATACCGCTGGCCAACTCCTGACTTGTCGTTGTCGGCCACGATCACGATGTCCTGGCTGGCACCGTGCATCTCGCGCAAGGTTCCAGTCACCGGCACCAAGTTGCTGGCGCTGTAAGCCACCACCACCGGCCTGCCGGTCGTCTCGTGGATGGTCGCTGCCGTGGCAAAGCCCTCGGCCACAAACAGCGTGCCAGGCTCATCCAGTGAGCCTACCATCCAGAACTTTCCTCCTGTCTGGCCGCCTGGGTGGTACAGCTTGCCTCCGTCGTGCGAGATGTACTGCAGGGTGGCCAGGGTGCCGTCTTGCCCATACAGCGGCACCACCAGACGACCGTCGCCGGTCACGCGCGCCCCATGCACGCCGATACCTTTGCGAGCCAGGTATGGGTGCTCAGGGCTGGCTGTCTGGGCCGAGGTCCAGATTGTCTCCACGGTCGCCGCTGCCACCTCGTGCTTGCGCTCCAGCTCGGCGTCGCGCAGCGCCTTGGCCTCGGCCATGCGCCTTGCATGCGCCATCTCCTCGGTTGCTGTCAGCTTGCGCCCGACCTCTGCACGCCATGTAACCTCGACACCTGCGCGCCAGCAGCCGAAGCGACCGGCCGGCACACCGTCGCCGAACACCAGGTACCAGCCTGGCTTGTCACCTCCGTGACTGCCGCTGCCCTTTGTGCCGGACTTGAACCTGTGAATCTTTCCGTCCAGCAGCAGCTCGTCTGGCGGCTCCAGGCCGGACGCCAGCATGGCGTCGCGCAGTTGTTCTTCGGGTGGTGCGATGCGCTTTTCTGGAGGTGGCGACCAGGGGCCGCCAAGGACGTTGGAAAGGTCAGCCATGTGCCGCTGCCTCCTGCCGTGTCAGGTAGTCCGACAGTGCCTTCACCGTCTCGTACAGGGGCTTGGACTCGTCCTGCATGAAGCGGTAAACGGTCGCAGGATGCACGCCGGCATTCTCGGCCACCCTCTTCAGGTTGGCGTCTTCCAGCCTTTTCTTGATTTGCTCAACAGTCATCATAAGTTGCACCTCTGAAAATATTTTTGCGGGGGTGCTTGCACTGTACCAGATTTCTGGTTTAAGATGCAATCACTGCGCGAACGGAATTGGCCAAAGGCGCAGAAACCAGGAGATTGAAATGAACAGCAAGTTTGAAGTCGGCGTCACCTCTGATCTGTACGACGCAGGTCCACAAGACGATGGTCATCCATTCATCGCCGAGCGCTTCTTCGTTGAGTTGGTCAACGTCGAGACCGGACGCCGTTGGCGTCATAACCTCGGCATCAACGGTGCCGAGCGTCATTACTGCGAAGAGACCGGAGAGCCTCACTTCTCCGATGTGCGCGCACAAGCCCAGGAGCGCCTGGAGCGCCTGGTGGCTCGTGTTCAAGAACGTCTGGCACAAGGCGGCCGCCTCGATGCCAATCAGTGGTACGAAGTCGATCCTGTTTATGGGTCCGACGAGTATGTGAGTCAAGGTATCGAGCTGCAGCGTGTCTTCGCTGAGCGCGCTGCTCATTGACAACAGGACGGCCGGTGCGAGCCGGCCATTTTTTGCAACCAAGAAGGAGAGCCAATATGGCAATCAACGTGAAGACCACCGGCAGCCTGGCTGCCAACGGTGTGAAAGTCCTGGTCTATGGCCAGGCCGGTGCGGGTAAAACCTCGCTGATCAAAAGCCTGCCAAGCCCCATCGTGCTGTCCGCTGAAGGTGGCCTGCTGTCCATTCAGGACGCAGACCTGCCCTTTATCGAGATCGCCTCAATGGAGGATTTGCGGGAGGCCTACGAATGGCTGACCAGCTCGGACGATGCCAAGGCCTACCAGTCGGTGGCTTTGGACTCGATCAGCGAGATCGCCGAGGTCTGCCTCAACCACGAGAAGAAGGTCAACAAAGACCCACGCGCAGCCTACGGTGCGATGCAGGAGCAGATGGCCGACATCATCCGAGCCTTCCGCGATCTGCCTGGACGCCATGTCTACATGAGCGCCAAGCTGGAGAAGACGCAAGACGAGATGGGCCGGGTGCTGTATGCGCCCTCGATGCCTGGCAACAAGACCGGCCAGGCGCTGCCCTACTTCTTCGACGAGGTGCTGGCCCTGCGGGTGGAGAAGGATGGCGAGGGTGCCACGCAGCGCGCCCTGATGTGCGACAGCGACGGCTTGTGGCTGGCCAAGGACCGCAGCGGCAAGCTGGACGCCTGGGAGACGCCGGACCTCAGCGCCATCATCGCCAAGATTGGAGCACGAGCATGAGTGACCTGAAAACTTTGAGCGCCGATTGGATGCGCCACAAGACCGACGAGGAGAAGGCAGTCACAGAGCGCCGCAAGATCGAGGACCAGATCGTCAAGATGCTCAAGCTGCCTGAGTCGTTCGAGACCACCGAGACCGCCGAGCCGCAAGGCTTTGTGGTCAAGATTGCTGGCCGCATCGACCGCAAGGTGGACAGCGACAAGCTGCAGGAGCTGGCCGCTGAGCACGGCCTGACCGAGCACCTGAGCCGCCTGTTTCGCTGGAAGCCTGAGATCAGCATGGCGCTGTGGAAAGCTGCAGACGAGTCAATCACCAAGCCGCTGGCCGGTGCTATCACGGCCAAGCCTGGCCGCCCATCTTTCAAAATAACCATCAAGGAGTAACTCATGGCTTTTCTTGGACAAACATTTGACGCAAACGATCTGCCCCAGGGCACCAGCATCAGCACGCCGGTTCCTGAAGGCGCTTACAACGCCACCATCACGCAGGCCGAGCTAAAACCCACCGCCGACGGCACTGGCCAGTACATCAAGATGCGCCTGGACATCACCGGTCCAACGCACCAGGGCCGGGTGGTGTTCTCAAACCTCAACATCAAGAACGCGAGCGCCAAGGCCGAGGAGATCGGACGCCAGCAGCTTGGCGACATCATGCGCGCCATCGGCTTGGCGAAGGTGACCGACACCGACCAGCTCATTGGCGGCAGCCTCAACATCAAGCTGTCCATCCGTGCCTCGCGCCAGGACGAAAAGACCGGCAAGACTTACGAGGCCAGCAACGAGGTCAAGGCCTACCGCGCCATCAGCGGTGGCGCTGCGCCTGCCTTCAAAGGCGCATTGTCTGCAGCGCCTGCGGCTGCCGTCCAGACCGCTGAAGCCGCACCGGCCAAGCCTGCCAAGGCTTCGCCGCCTTGGGTCAAGAAGTAAGCAAAAGAAAAGCCCCAGCCTCTTGCGGAGGTTGGGGCAAATGGCAACTATATGAAGGAGAACCCAGTGAAGATTCCCGAATCAGAGCATACCATTCAGGCCTTGATTGACAAGGCGCACGAGGCAAAGGCTGAGCAGCCCAGGGGGCACATGGGCTGCAGCCAGTTGGGCCACCCTTGCGACCGGTGGCTGTGGCTGTCGTTTCGCTGGGCTGTGCAGCCCAAGTTCCCTGGTCGCATCCTGCGCCTCTTTCGCAGGGGCCAGATGGAGGAGGCCACCATCGTGTCCGACCTCAGAGCCATCGGCATGGACATTCGCGGCACCTCGGGCAAGCAGACCCGAGTCGATCTTGGCTGCCACGTCTCCGGCAGCCTGGACGCCATCGTCGAGTCTGGCGTGCCGGAGGCACCCAAGAAGCGCCACATCGCCGAGTTCAAGACGCACAGCAAGAAGTCGTTTGATGACCTGGACAAACATGGGGTCGAGAAGTCTAAGCCCGAGCACTTTGTGCAGATGCAGCTCTACATGCACGGCACCGAGATTGACCGCGCCTTGTACCTGGCTGTCTGCAAAGACGACGACCGCATCTACACCGAGCGCGTGGCCTACGACAAGGCTGTGGCCATGAAGGCCATTGAGCGTGGCCACCGGCTGGCGCTGGACGACCACATGCCGCCACCGATCAGCACAGACCCGAGCTGGTACCAGTGCAAGTTCTGCGACGCGCACGAGTTCTGCCACGAGAGTAAGACCACCAAGCACGTGAACTGCCGCACTTGCGCGCACAGCACGGCCACCAAGGCCAGCGAGTGGCACTGTGTGCGCTGGAATGCTGTGGTGCCGCTGGAGGCCCAGCACACCGGCTGCGAGGGCCATGTGCTGCACCCTGACCTGGTGCCCTGGCAGCGTCAAGACGGGCCGGACGATTTCACGGCTGTGTATGTGGTTGGTGGTGTGACCGTGGCCAACGGAGACCCAGAGATTGAGGGTGTTTACAGCAGCAAGGAATTGCTGATCAATGCTGCTGCCTGCGCCAGCGGTGATTCATTCATTGCCGAGATGCGCAAGGATTTTGGCGGGAGGATTGTGGGATGAGCAAGATCAATACAGGTGGGCCAGCGTTCCCCTATGCTTTTCCAGACAAGCCAGGCGATGACTTCAATGTGGCCTTTGGCATGACCCTGCGCGACTACTTTGCCGCCAAGGTAATGCAGGGGCTGCTGCTCGACGACAACGGTGATTTTTCTGATCGTAATTGGATGGCTGAGAAAGCCTATGCGTTTGCCGACGCGATGCTGAAAGCGAGGGAAGCATGATTTTGTCTCAAGGAAAGCTGGCTGATGGCTTGGTAGACGATTTACTTGAAGCCGTCCATAAGTATGACGAGACGCTGTACATGGCAACCGTGATTGGATGTCTGGAGCTTGTCAAGCAACAACTGATTAACGAATCACTGGAGACTGACGATGACGAGTAAAGAAGACATCATCCGCATGGCGCGGCAGGCGGGTATTTTGGTACCGGCATACCGCGATCACATTGAGCACCTTGAACGCTTTGCCGCCCTTGTCCGTGCTGCCGAGCGCAACAAGTTGGCGGCATGGATGATGCAGCAAGGATACGCCACAGGCCACGGTGACACGACCGAAGACCTGCTGAAAGAGTTGGAGTGGCAGATCAGAGAGAGCGAGCGTGAAGCCTGTGCAAAGGTGTGCGAAGAATTATTTGCTGATGTCCCACCATATTCAGCACCTGATTGCGCCGCCGCCATCAGGGCAAGGGGTGATGATGCTCCGTGACTATCAGCAACGCACCATCGACCAGCTTTATGCTTGGTTCGAGGCTGGTGAGTCAGGCAACCCTTGCCTGGTGCTGCCGACCGGCTCGGGCAAGAGCCACATCGTCGCTGCCCTGTGCAAGGATGCCTTGCAGAATTGGCCGGAGACCGTGGTGCTCATGCTGACGCACGTCAAGGAGCTGATTGAGCAGAACGCCGAAAAGATGCGCCAGCATTGGCCTGGTGCACCGCTGGGCATCTACAGCGCCAGCATTGGCAAGAAGCAGCTCGGTGAGCCGATCACCTTTGCAGGCATTCAGTCGGTGCGCACCAAGGCCAAGGAGCTGGGCCACATTGATCTGGTGCTGATCGACGAGTGCCACCTGGTCAACCACAAGGAGGAGGGAGGCTACCGCAAACTGCTGGCCGAGCTGAAGGCCATCAATCCACACTTGCGGGTGATTGGCCTCACCGCCACGCCCTACCGCCTGGGGCATGGCCTGATCACCGACAAGCCTGCGCTGTTCGATGCCTTGATCGAGCCGGTGACCATCGAGGAGCTGATCTTCAAGAAGTATCTGGCCACGCTGCGCAGCAAGGTCACCAAGGCCAAGCTGGACACCACTGGGGTGCACAAGCGTGGCGGGGAGTTCATCGAGTCCGAGCTGCAGGCCGCTGTGGACACCAAGGACAACAACGAGCGCGTGGTGCGCGAGATCGTCGAGCTGGCAGGCGAGCGCAAGGCGTGGCTGGTGTTTTGCACAGGTGTCAAGCACGCCGAGCACATCGCCGCTGTCCTGCGCCAGCATGGGGTGGCTGCTGAGTGCGTGACGGGAGAGACGCCAAAGAAGGAGCGCGAGCGCATGCTGGCCGACTTCAAGGCCGGACGGCTGCAGGCTCTTACCAACGCCAACGTGCTGACTACCGGCTTCGACTATCCTGACATCGATCTGATTGCCATGCTGCGTCCAACCATGAGCGCGAGCCTGTACGTGCAGATGGCAGGCCGGGGCATGCGGGTGAAGTCGCACATCGATCACTGCCTGGTGCTGGACTTCGCCGGGGTGGTGGCCACTCATGGTCCGATCACCGCTGTGCAGCCGCCCAAGAAGGCCGGAGAGGGCAACGGTGAGGCACCGGTCAAGGTCTGCGACAACTGCGGGGAGCTGTGCGCCATCTCGGTGTCTGTCTGCCCTGCCTGCGACCACCCGTTTCCTGAGCCTGAGCGCAAGAAGCTGGAGCTGCGCAACGACGACATCATGGGGCTGGAGGGTAGTGATCTGGACGTGACAGCCTGGTCCTGGCGCAAGCACGTCAGCAAGGCCAGTGGCAAGGAAATGATCGCCGTGACCTACTACGGTGGCCTGAGCGATCCGGCCATCACCGAATACCTGCCGATCTTGCACGAGGGATATGCGGGGCAGATGGCCATGCAAAAGCTGGTCAACATGGCTGAGCGCAGCCAGATCGTGCCTGGTGGCCTGAACGTTCAGTCGCTGGAGGAGATGGTGGCCAACATGAATCAAACGCAACCACCGGCCAGCATCGAGTTCAAGCGCGATGGCAAGTTTTTCAGAGTGATGAAAAGGAGATGGGCATGAGACACGCGATAAGCACAAGTTATGGCAACGACAGCGTGGCCATGATTCAGTGGGCAAAAGAACAATGTCTGCAAGATGTGTCGGTCATATTTGTTGACACCGGCTGGGCCGCACCAGGCTGGCTTGATCGCGTGAAAAGGCTGGAGGATTGGGTTGAATCTCTTGGCTTCAATGTCGTTCACATCAAGTCTGAGATTTCTTTTGAGGATTTGATGATGCGGAAAAAAGGCTTTCCAAGCCAGCGCTACCAATGGTGCAGCGGGATACTGAAAGGCCTGCCATTCCTGACATGGATTGATGACGCTGATGTTGGGGGGGTGTGCACGGTGATGATTGGAAAACGCCGAGAGGAAAGCCAAGAGCGTGCCGATACGCCTGAATTTATTGAGTCGAGCGAATACCACGGAGGCCGTCGAATTTGGCATCCTTTGTACTTGCACACCGAGGCAATGCGCGACGAGCTGCTGAAGCGTGCTGGCATTGCCAAGCTGCCACACCGAAGCAAGGAGTGTTCGCCTTGCATAAATTCAAACAGGGACGACATGCGGCAACTGACTGAGGCCGACATTACCCGTGTTGAAGAGCTGGAGGCCAAGGTCGGGAAGACGATGTTCAGGCCAAAGCGCCACGGTGGAGCTGTTGGCATTCGTCGGGTGATTGCCTGGGCTTATGCGGAGCGTGGCGAATACAACGACAAGCAAGACCAAATGTTTAATCAATGCAGCAGTGGTTACTGCGGATTTTAAGGAGCTGGAAATGAGACACGCCGAACCGGATTTGGTGACGGACTACAAAAGATGGCTTGCTGATGGTCCACCAAGGTGCTGCCACACCTGCGAACACTACGGGATCGATGGCCTGTGTGTGGTGTTCTTCATGAAGCCGCCAGCAGACTTTGCGGCCACGGTGGATGGCTGCGACAAGTGGGAATTGGAGCTGCCCTTTTGACCGCCGACCGCATCCCCACCGAGCACGAGGAGCAGCGCGAGCTGGTGCGCTGGTTTCGCCAGACTTGGCCAGGCGTGCGCATCTTTGCCATCCCAAACGGTGGCGCACGCAGTCCGGCCACCGCTGGCAGGCTCAAGGCCGAAGGCGTGGCCTCTGGCGTGCCTGACTTGTTTGTGCCTGCTTGGGGGCTGTGGGTGGAGATGAAGCGCACCAAAGGCGGCAGCCTGAGCGCCGAGCAAAAAGACTGGATCACGTACCTTGAAAGTGTGGGATTCTGTTGTATAGTGGGAAAAGGTGCGGAAGCTGCCAAGGGGCAGATCAGTGCCTTTTTTAACCAACGAAAGAACACACCATGAGCACTCGCATTTACGTTGTCACCGACATCGAGACCAGCCGCCACCGCCTGATCCGCGCAAGCAACCAGGCGCAGGCCATCCGGCACGCCGCCCAGACCCGCTTCGACATCGAGGTGGCTGGCCAGGAGGACTTGGTCAGCCTGCTGACCAACGGCATCCCCATCGAGCTGGCCGGTGCAGGTGCCACTGCCGATATGTTCGAGGACGCGATCACCAACGCCGGAGGCACCGACTGATGGCTACCGACAAGACCAAGGACCGCTGGATGACGATCCGCATCCCACCGGACGTGGAGCTGGCGCTGCGCCGCCAGGCCGAGGCCGACACGCGCACCCTGGCTGCCCAGGTGCTGCACTACATCAAGCAGGGTCTGGCCGACGAGGGCAAGAAGGTGGCTGCATGAAAAAGCAGATCAAGATCAGCATCGAGACCCTGATGCACAAGTGGCCGGTGTTCGCTGTTGGCTTTGCCAATGGCGAGTTCTTTTTGTCGCTGTGGCTGCTGGACGTGCGCATCTGGAGAGGGTACTGATGAAGTGCCCTGTCTGCGGCACCTGGACGCTGGTGAAGGAGACTCGCCAGCGTCCAGACAATGCCAAGTACCGACGCTATGAATGCGCCAACATGCACCGCTTCACGACGCTCGAAACGGTGGTCAAAATCATTGTTGCAAAAATCCCAAAAGATTAGGGTTTGTCCTGATTAAATATATTGTGTGAAATCGTGGTAATATCTTGGCACATCAACCAACCAGCAAGGAGCTGACCGTGAGAAAACTGATTGAAACCTACCGCAAGTGCCCGACGCCTTCCAACAGGGCCAAGCTGCAGACTTACCTGCAAAAGCACATGATGGCTGCCTGCATGGCCACGCCTGAAGAGATCGCCTTCTTGAAGGCCAACGAGTTCAAAGTCTGAGGAGGCCACCATGCAACTCAAACGCTACCAAGTCATTCTGGCCGTCATTGGCCTGATCGTTGCAATGGGCATCGTCGGCCAGTCCGACTTTGAGGAGGCCGAGCGCCAGCAGGCCGAATACTGCGACATGGTCAAGCTGTGGAAGCAGACCAAGGGCCAGTCAGGCTGGCCAGCCTACAACGGTGATGGGATGTGCAGATGACCTGCAACCAGAACTGTCGCCAAGGCCGGGAATGCAACTGCGCAGGCTGGCACGTGGTTCCGCTGAATGATCTGCGCGATCACGAGGCCAACGGCAGTTGCTTTTGCAAGCCGACACTGGACGATGGTGTGTGGGTGCACCACTCGATGGATGGCCGGGAAGCCTTCGAGACTGGCGAGCGCCAGCCTTCTTAAGCAAACGGCCTGGTGCCTGCCTTGTCGATGATCAGCGCCTGCTTGCGGGGGCTGACATCGACGCTGTTGGGCACGCTGATGTGCGTCCAGCGATCAAACTCGCGGATGACCTGGTCGTAAGGAATGCCACTGGCCACAATCTTGCGCACCACCTCGTCTGGTGTCATGCCTGGCACCTTGAAATCGGCAGCGCAGCCCAGACGATGCTGACTGGTGTCCTTGCTGCCCACTGCGTCGTTGACCAGCTTTGTGCGCAGGCCTGAGCTGATCATGATGGGCTTGCCGCCCATCACCACCTTGACCTGCTCCAAGAAGTCAGCCAGCCTGGTGAGGTTGGCCAGCTCGGTGTCATTGGGGCTGTTGTCCCATCCGTTGCGTTCTGCGGTCTCGCTGGCTGTCAGTTCTTCCAGGGTGAAGTGAGGGGTCAGGTTCATTTTGCAGCCTTGGAGAGCAGATCGGTTTTGGCCTGCGAGCCAGCAGACGAGCCGAAGTAATAGGCAATGATGCCAGTCCAGGCTGTGCCCAAGCTGCCCAGCATCATCAGAATGGCGGGGTTGCTGCTGTCGATCTGGTTGAAGAACATCATCACCATGATGCCGAAGAAGCCCAGCGTGACAGCGCCAGCAAGTAGCGGCGGCATCATGGAACGCGTGGTGGCCTGCATCTCTCTGGCGCTCTTGCGATCCTCGACTTCAAGTTTTTCGAAGTTCAGGCCCAGCTCTTGAGCCTGCTTTTGCAGCTCAATCTCGGCCAGCTTCACCTGGGCGATTTGGTCGGCGGTCAGCTTGTTGTTTGCGATCAGGTCGCCCACCTTGGCCTCGTCGACGCCAATGGCCTTGGAGATGGCAGACACGGCCATCCCAGCCAGTGGGCCACCCATTGCTGTGGCGATGGTCGGTGCGATCTGTTTGAGCCAGTCCATGATTACCCTTTCAGGTCAAAACTTAGGTTGGGGTGGCGGGGATACTGCACCACTCGCTCACCCTCGGGGCATTTGTACTTGATCGTCGCCAGCAGGGTGGCTGCCCCAGGCGCAATCTTTTCTTTCCTCACCATCGTGAGCTGGTACGTGAAGGTGTCAATCTCTGGCCCTGCTGGGCCGCTGAACTTGCTTGCCGTGGTGGTTGCCTCATGCACCATGCCTGCTGCGTCTCTGATGCTTGGTGTGAAGCTCTCGACAGAGCAGTCGTCGCGCTTTTTGATCCGCGCAACCGTGACATTGATCGGCTTCCCAGCCTCAGCAACGATCTTGAAGTTCTCGGGCGACCACTCAATGATCGCCCGGTCAAACCAGCCAAACTTGTCGGCCAAGGTGTAGCTGCCGCCCAGTGCGGCAACACTGGCGGCAACCGCTCCGATGGCCTTGGTGACGTCAATCATCAAACCCCCAGCATCTTTTTCAACATTTCCGCAGCAAAGCCTGGGCCGAGCAGCGTCACGGCAATGAGCGCATAGAGGATGTACTCGATGCGGCTCATGCGTTTGCTGCCTGACTCAAACGACTTTTGGATGGCCTCGTACCTTAGTGCACAAATTTCCTCGTGCGTCTGAAGTCGTGCATCAGTTGCATCGACTTGACTCATTACATGCCTTCGCCTTGGACGATGTAAACCGTGGAGGCAGCAGAGGCCAGACCCGAGAAGAACACCTCGCGCCCAAAGCGCAGCACCTCAACGGCACCAGGCACCAAAACGATGGCTGCGGATGGCGTGCCAGCGACCGGAGCCACAGCGTTTGCCGTAGCAATTGCAGCCGTGGGGCCAACGCCTAAAAACACTGTGTTGGCGCTTGAGTTGATGATGCGGTACTGGCCAGTGCTTTGGGCATCGAAGCGTGCGTCAACAAGCGCTTGGACGCCTGTGGAGGCAACAGCAGCAGCAGGGATGACAACGGTGTTGCCAAGTGGGGCAAATGCAATTTGACTATTCTGGGCCATGTCAGACTCCTTGTGCAGCTTGGGCTGCTTTGTAGGCTGCGATCACGTCAGCAGTGTGGGTGGCAGCGCAGATGGACTTCACACGGGCATCCTCGGCACTGTAATCATCGCCAGGTGCGACCAAGTGCCGATAGTAAGACTGGCCAATGACTTTGCCGTCTTCAACGATTCTGGTCGCCGTGCGAACATGCACAACACCATCCTCGTTTACAGAGATTTGGTCAACGACCGTTTGTTTTTCAATAGACATGATTTGCCCTTTCTGGATTAGTTGGTGATGTACGTCATGCTCATGTTGACGCGACTTCCGTTCGTGAAATTCGTATCATCAAGGTTAGAACCGCCTCCAGCATCTGGGTTGTACTGGAGTTGAATGGCAGTGTCTCCTGGGTAAACAAAACCCATCATGAAACCGCCGTGAGAAACGCTGACGAAATAGAAAGAAGCTGTGCAACCAGCTTCTACAACAGCAAACGGAAGCGTGACTCTAGCAGTGCCAGTTGAACTGCCTTTGTTCGTAAATATCATTGCCGCTTGAACATTGACGACACGACCGACCTTGGTGTAACGACCAATCTGCATTGAATAAGACTGACCTACCGATGCGTCTCCAAAAGTAATCGCCGGAGTGTATGTGCCCTCTTCATAGTCATCAAGCAACTCGCTGGTCATTCCAGCGGAGTGTGGGTCGGCAGAAAAGTCGATGCCTTTGCCTGCGGTTCCGATGACCAGGTTGCCATCGACGATGGTCTGGTCTCCGTACCTGGTTGATGGGTTGCCTACGGTTTTTAGCATGGTTGCTCCTTACAGGAAAGTTGTGTTGTATTCATGCAGCACGACGCCACCACCAGTTGTGATGTGGTTTGGCGTCGCCCGCAGCGTTCCGTAGAACATGTTGACGATGGCGTTCGAGCCAGCAAAAAAGTTCAGGTTTGCGCTGGCGTAGTTGCATCGGATGTTGCTCAACGCCGGGTTGGTCGTATTCCTGCAATCGATGGCTGTGCAGCCTGACGGCAGGCTGTTGAACACGATGTTCGACAACACAGGGTTTGCACCACCGGGAGCCATGTATATCGCGTTTGTGTAGTTGCTGGTCGTCCTAGCATTGAAAACCAAGCCATCAACATCAACAAACTCCGTGTTTGCGCCAGTAATGATCATCTGGGCCGGGGACGTTGCCTCTCGCGTGTCTGTGATTGTCGTGTCGTAGATTCTAAGTTTTGCGACCGAAACCAAGTCCAAGAACTTGCGGCCAGAGTTGCTTGGATCGTTGATTGTAAAGTTGCAATTGGAAATCTTGATGTTGATGGTCTGAGCCGTTTCAATGAACTGCTCACGCGAATCTTCCAGCTTGGTGTTCTCAACAACAAACTCGATTGGGTCTGCCGACAAAATGTTGTTTTGGTAGAAGCCAGCCGAATCGTTGTCGATATAGCAGTTGTTGAAGATCACCTTCTTCAAATACGGTGCGTATGGTGATCTGTGAGCGTTTTGGATCATGCTTGTGAGTGTGCTATTGCTCACAAACAATTGATCGCAGTGAATCACGGCAATCGGGCCTTTCAGCTTGCAGCCATCGGCAAAAACCTCATCGCATCCGTAAATATCAAGCGAGTAGTCTGTGCCGGAGCATGTGAAGTTCGTCACCCCACAGTAGTCGATGGTTGATGCTGTCGGGTCAAAAGTTCCAGCAACTCGACCAATCGTCAGGCCATACTGGTCATCGCCAACAATGTTCTGTGCGCCAAAATAGAAGTTGTTGCAGAAACTATTGTCTCCAACAAGCAGCGAACCAAGTCGAATTAAGCCGACCACAGAGCAGTTACTCAAACTGACGTAGTTGCCCTGCTGGTAACGGAATCCTGTGTAAACACTGGTCTGCCCTTCGGACTTGAGATCGTTGACCACCACACGGCAGTCGTTGATGTAGGAGTTGCAGTCCTGCAGTTTGCAGGCCGACTTCAACACGTTGACGAACGAGCAGTTGTTGACCGTGATCGTCGTTGCACGAACAGCAGCGTCGTACCCAGGCACACCAGTGCCAATGTCGTAAAAGTAAGCGCGAACACCGTCGCTATCATCGTAAAGCTGACCAAGGTTGTTGCGTGTGGTGTAGATGTCTTGAAACAGGCAGTTCTCAATCAGGTGTGTGCTTGGCGTCATTGGGACACCCTGCGATGCGTTGATCATGTAGCCGCCGCAGAAGCCGCCTGTGTTGGTGCTGTCGGTGCGGGTCTTGATCTCGATGAACTTGCAGTTGCTCACCAGCGAGCGCGTGGCAGCGTTGACCACCGCGCCGTACTGGTAGTTGTCTTGCAGGCCGTGCAGGTCTTTGAAGGTCACGTTGACCATGCGGAAAGACTCGCCCTGCGCCTTAATGACAGCGCTGTCTTTAACGTCTGGAGCGCTTTTGCCAACGTTGAAGCCACTGCCGTCAAAAGTAATGTCCTGCACAGAGCAGTCGGTCAAATCAAGGCTCGGTTCATTGACGTTGGCCGTGTATTCGATTGTGGCATTGTTGCCAATGATTGCAATTGAGTCTCCAGTTGCAATCAACTGATTTACTTGGTAAATACCATTGTCAAAAACCAGATGTTTACCTGTTGCAGCCGCAAATGCGTTGATCAATGCCGTAGTGTTGACAGATGCAGATGCAGAGGGCGATGCACCAAAGTCTGCAACGTGAACCCATTCTTCAAACTTTACTTGTGCAGTCGTCTGGATCGCGCCAGTGCCAGATTGAGTAAAAGTGACATTGGTAGCATCAACAGTTACAACTACGCCGTTGTAACGCTCAGTCGCAGCAGGTGCGCTGTACACCACGCTGCCGTTCTTGTTCTGAACTTGGATGCTGTAGTCGCTGTTGACATATAAGCGCGCTGGCGTACCCTGATAAACAGGATAGCCGCCAGAGGTGCGGATTGGCTGCACAGCAGGGATTGTCAGCGCAGCATCCCAATAAGCACCAATCGGGTTGGTGATTGGGTTCAGGTTGACAGTGCCAATCCAGATGTAACCATCCTCAAGCGGCTGTCCACTAGTCTCCGCAAATGCTGGATATGGTGGTTGAACTGATAGTGCTGACATTTATTCATTCTCCTGTGTAGATTGTCTGCCAGCTTGCATAGATTGCACAAGCCATCTCTCGCGCCAGCTCATCTCGCGTGGCATTTTGGCAGCCTCAGCGAATCGCTGAAATGCGGCTGATCGTGCCACAGCTCTCACTGTAGCCTGGCTCGGTGTTTTGTTTGCGCCCTCGATGGCCAGGCGCTGAAAATCAGGCGAGGCAATCAGCTCGTCGGCTGCCTTGATCACCTGCGGCTTGACGCCCTTGCTCAGAGCTGCTGTCAGGCCGGAGGCAATGCCAGCGCCTGGCAGGCCGACGGCAGTCGTGGCAGCCTCGATGGGCAGGCCAATGGCTGCACGCTTGGCCACCATGTAGACGCTGCCCAGCAACGAGTCTGCGCCTTGCAGCTCCTGCTGGACGGCCTGAATGCGGCCTGTGGTGATGCGCTCGCGGCTGGCCTTGCGCACGTTGTCAGCAACCCGGTACAGGTCCGACAGCGACTTCCTGGCTGGCTGCGGCAGGTTGTTCATCAGCGCAGCGTAGGCCTGCTTATTCTCCAGCAGACCTTTGTACCAGTTGGCATAGGTGTTGAAGTTCAGCGTGCCGGTCTGAGTGGCTTTGCCGAATGCTGTGTTCAGAGCAGAGGCTGCCACCATCTGGCGCATGTCCTTGGGGATAGCGGTCAGGATGTTGACCAGCTTCTCGCCATCGCCTTTGGACAGCGAGGTGGTGGCCGTTGACAGCTTGGTGACTAGGCTCTGGTCGAGTTGCTTGCCGAACAGCGAGACCATGTCATCCTCGAAGCCCTTGCGCATTTGCACCAGGCTTTTGGCCAAGCGGTACTGCTCACCACGGCCAACGGTCTCGGCCAGGTTGAACTGGTCGTCATCAATCAGGGCATACAGGCGCTTGGCCAGACCGGTGTCTGCATCTGCAAACGGTCCTTGCTGGCGCGCTGCTGCGCCAATGTCGCGCCGCACATCGTCGATCAATGCATAGGTCGGGTTGCGCATGCCGATCACATTGCCAGCATCGTCCTTGATCTCTTTTGGTGTCAGCTTACGCCGGACTGACTTTTCCAAGCCGGACAGGTTTTGTGCGCCGTCCAGATCGTCAGCACGCTGCTGCACGAAGTTGATCACGTTGTCAGCAGGGCCACGGGTTTGCGCAGGGATTGCTGTGCGCAGCGCCTTGTAGGCGTCGTCTGCCTGATTTGACAGGTTTGTCACGGTCTGGTCGAGCTGCGTGCGCACGGCCTTGTTCATTTGGCTCAGGTCCGTCAGGCCACCGATCTTGGTGATCAAGTCGTCGGCCTGCTTGCCGACCTGCTCCAAGCCTGCGATCTCTGCCGCACGCGCCTGGCTGCCGGGGATTGACTTCACGGCCTGAGCCAGCTCGCGGTAGGCTTGGTTCGAGGTCAGGTGGTCCGGCTGCAGGTAGCCCTCGATCTTGAGCCGACGCGCAGCCTCCAGCACCTTGGGGTCAGGCGCTGCCTGTGTGGCCAGAATCTCAGTGGCTCGGCCTGCGCCAAGGCCACCCTCTGCCGCCCTGCGGGTGGTGGCTGTCAGCTCCTCAGCCGTCATGGCCACTGCAGGGGCTGCTGGGGCCGGTGGCACCGCTGGGGCCATTGCCGTGCCCATAGGCGCACCAGCAGGTGCGGCAGGCGTGACAGGGGCCACAGGGGCCACAGGAGCCGCACCAGGCGCTCCTGCTGGCGCTGCCGGTGGGGCAGCAGCCGGTGGAACTCGGCCAGCACGAACGTCGCGCACGGCCTGCGGGATGCGGGTGACCGCTTGGCCAGCGCCGCCAAGCGCTCCGGCCAGCGCCACCTCGCCAGTGTCGAATCTGCCGCCAGTGCCTGCTTGGGTTGCCTCGATCACTGCCTGGGTGCCAGCGCCAGCAGCAATTGCGCCAGGGATGGTGACAGCACGGCCAGCAGGCGTGAAGGCAGCCACAGCGCCAACAGCGCGTGGAATGTCGCTGACTTGGAAGCCAGGCTTGATGGCATAAAACTGGCCGTCGATGGACGACTGCAACACATAGTTGCCCTTCTCGTCCTGGGTGACTTGCACGCCGGGATAGTTAGACTTGATGATCTGGATCGTCTCCTCGGGGCTGCTGATCATCGTGCCCAGGGCAGACTTGAAGCTGGCCATGCTAAAGGTGTTCAGCTCGGGCATGGCCGCATAGTCTGGCAGTGCTTGCGTGGTTGGCGTGGCACGCTCGGTGCCAGTGATGGCCTCACGGATGCCGCCCACGATGCCCATTGGCTCGGTCTTTTGGATCGCAAAGCCAGTGGGCACCTTGGCCATGCCGCTGGAGACGTCGCGCTCCAGCTCCATCATCTCCTCGCGTGTCATGCGTCCGGTGCTGTAGGCCTGCAGCACAGCCGCAGGCAGCTCTGGCGTGGTTGGTCTGGCACCTTGGGGCTGCTCGCCACGCAAGGCCGCGCCACGGGGCAGCATGAGGGTGCCGCCGCGAACGTCGGCCTCAAACTCTGCCGACTCTTCAGGCGTCATTTGTCCGGAGCTGTAGGCTTGGTAGACCCTCGCAATCGCATCCGGCGGTACAGCAGCCATGCTGCTGGCACCAAGAGCACGCTGAAAGGTGCTGGTCGTGCCGCCCTCCGCAATAGTTGGTGCCTGCGCAGGGGCACGCTGTGGGCTGAGGTCGCGCACGCCTTGCGAGACGCGATCGATGTATGCCCTGGTGCGTGGTCCCCAGTTGGCCGGGTTGGTGCCGCCGTGGTACTCAGCAGCCGCCAGCTTGATGTCGCCCTTATTGCGGTCCAGCGACTCCTTGAGCAGCAGGCCAGCGGCCTCGGCTGAGTTCTCTGGGCTGAGGTAGGCGTCCACGCCGTACTTCTTGAGCACCGCCTGGCGGGTGGCCGGGATGATCTGGAATGGGGTTTTTGCGCCTGCCTCAGACACCTGGTCGGCATTGCTGCGCTCGCCTCGTGTGAGCACCGAGACCAGCAAGCCCTGCGGCAGCCCGAGCTTTTGCTCGGTGCCAGCGGCCAGGTCAGACCAAAACGGGTCTTTGTAGCTGGTGGGGGTTTGTTGCGTTGCCATCTTATGGTGCGCCTGTAAACGGAGTGGGCACAGTGACACCGCCTCCGAATGGCGGTGGGTTCACTGGCGTCGAGGGCAGTGGCGATAAATTCTGACCAGGCACAGCGCCTGTTTCAGGGTTGGCAAAGCGCATGTAGCCACGGCCAGATACCGCACGGCCAGCTTGAGCTGCTGCCAAGTCCTGCGCACGCTGGTCCATGAACTGGCGTGCAAAGTCCACGTAGGTGGTGCCTTTGGGCACTTGGATGCCGCCAATGTCGATGTCTTTGTTGGCACGGCCAAGGGTGCCGTTTGAGTTCACCCACTCAGACTTGGCGCTTTCGGCCACCGCCTCGTACTGTGCCATCTTGGCCATGCCGCGCAGGAATGATGCGAGCACGGCTGCATCAGCCGTTTCTGGGGGCAAGCCCTTGAGCGCCAGCTCGATGTCCTTGTCTGTGGCCACGCCTGGTGGCAACGACTTGATGGCCTGCGTGTTGCGCAGCCGGGTGTACTCGTTGCGCAGTTGCGTGAAGCCATCCTGGTTGCCGGTGAGGTTTTTCACCTTCTCAGAGAACGATGTTCCTAAGCCCTTACCGCCGCCAGCCGACTCCATGCGGCTGGCCAGATCAAGCATGCGGCCTGCGGCCTGCTCAGAGCCGACGGCAGCCACTGCTGCATCGTTGACGATCTTGGCTGCGTTGGCATCGAGCGTGGTGCCCTTTTGATTCAGCTCAAAAAGTTTGAGTTCAACGTCAGACTGCAACTTGTCGCGGTCCAGTTTTAGGCGATCTTTGTCGAGCACCAGCCTGTTGGAGCGCTCCACGATCTGGCTGTCCAGGTTGCGGATGTTGGCAGCCGTGTTCGTGTTCTCCAGCGCCAGGCGGGTTGGCGTGTTGGCCGTGATCAGCTCTTCCTTGGTTGCGCCAGCCTCGGCTGTGCGAATCTCGCCTGGTGCCTTCAGCGCCTTGATTGAGGACTCCAGAACCTTGTCACCACCAGGCAGTCCGGCCATGTTGATGCCAGCAATTTTTAGTGCTGAGGTTGGGTCATTTTCTGCAAGTTGCGCTGCAACCTCGTAGGCTTTGGCTTCGCTCTCTCGTCCTGAGTTGCGCTCGGCCAAGGCACGATCTTTCAAAAGCTGGATGCCGATCTGGGGCTGGTTGGCGCTAAATGCCGAGATGACTTGGCCACCAAAGCGCAACTGGTTCTGCTGCTGCTCTTTGGACAGCGTCTCAAAGTTGGCGCGCATGCTGGCTGCTTCTTTTTCAGGCAGTAGCATGGCCACGTTGGTGAAGTCTCGCGCAGTCGGGTTGGGGTTTTGAATCAGCGCATTGACCTGCGTTTGCAAGTTCTGCTTGCGCACCAGCTCCTGCTCCTGCAGTTGACGCTGGGCACCGATGTCGGCAATCGTTGCGCCGATCTTGAAGCCGCCCAGGGCAGCCTCAAAAGGACTCTGGACGTTGAGTGAGTAGTTGATTGGTTGGACCATTTGTGGCTCCTTATACCTTGCTGTAGTCCACGGTGAGATAGCCACCGGATTGGCCCACAGCGTCAGGATAGATGCCCAGCACCTCTTGCGCCATCAGACCGATCTGACGACCGCCGCCCCAGGTGTATTCAAACTCGTAGACGCCCAGGCCATCTGACCGGGTGCCGATGCGTTGGATGTTCTTTTTCAGTCGGATGTCGCTGAAGATGTTGCCCAGGCCTGGTGTCATTGCTGTGCCAGTTTTGCCTGCGGTGGCACCGTACTGCGCGCCCAAGAACTGAGCAGGCAGGTTCAAGACGTTGGCAAAGGCTTGGCCCTGCGCCAGCTCTGCGCCAGCGCGTGCAGCGCCTTGCTGCCCCATCAGTCCTGCAATGTCTGCACCAGTTCTCAGGCCAGCCGTGGCCGTGCCTGCAGCCGATGACTGGCCAATTTGCGCCAAGTTCTGGCTGGTGAGCTGGCCCAGTGATGTCAGGCCACCAAGGCGACCGTACTGGGTTGCGATTTCCTGCTGCAGCATTTGTGGCCGGAACTGGGCCAGTGCGGCTTGGATGTTGCCACCGCGCAGGCCACCAGTGGCCGATGCACGCTGCAGCAGCGCTTCCTCGCCCTGCCGGACTTGAGCCTGGAAGCCTGCGCCTCCTTCAATGGCGGCAATGGCTGCTTGCTGCGCCTCTGGACCAAGCAACCCGGCAATGGCCTGCTGTTGCTCCAATGCAGGCGCTCCGGCTGCAGCGTAAGGCTGCAGGCCACCGAGTGCAGTGGTGCCTGCGGTGACGTAGGGCTTGAGGATTTCTTGCACCGCCTCGAACTGGCGACGCTGCTCTTGGATGCCAGCCTCAGCGGCTTGCGTTTGTGCCCCTGCAGCCTCGCTGGCCGCATTGCTTTGAATGAAGCCGCCGACAAGCTGAGAGCCGCCGACAACTAGGGCTGTTACTGGATCAGGCATTGCCAAACTCCTTCATATAATCTTCAAGCGTCTCGCCATACAGCTCCATGACTTGTTGCGCCGTTTCAGTGGCGCGCTGAGTTCCGTGGCACAGCGCCACCGTCATCAGCACCACGTCATAGTAGCCTGCACGCCAGACAAACGAGCGTGCATCTGCCTTGCCACTGCGCTCGGCCTGGTCAGATGCTTGCCACTTTAAAATCATTGATGCCACGACAGGCGTCAGGGTTTGCGAGTTTGCAATCCAAAATGTGTTTTGGCTCATGCCGACCAGGGTGTTCCAGATCGCAGCGTTCAGGTCATCACGCTCGACGGCATCACCGTCGGCCACGTCATCAAAGACCTGAATCGCTCCATAGAGCATGAGCAGCCACTCGATGGCTGGCGCAGGTAGCGCAAGAACCCTTTGCAGGTTCAGTCTCAGCCAATCGACACCAGTCATGCGCAACCTTTCAATGGTCGGATGAGCTGCTGGCGGCTCGATAAGCTCAGCCCTTGCATTTTCTCACAATTTGACATTTGGTCAATCCTCGTCTTCTTCCCGGTCTTCCCAGGCTTGGCAGACGCGCATGTCGTTGCAGATGAAGTTCAGCTTCTCGCAGTGGCCACGAAAGCCTGCGCCCTTGTCGTAGGCTGCCAATGGGATGCGCTCGATGCGCACCTGTGCCATCAGGCTGTTGTCGTAGTAGCCACAGTTGGAGCAGTGCTTGCGCCGCGCTTCCTTCTCGTCGCATTGCATGGCCTCGGCCAGTCCTGCGTAGAACTCCTTGTTTGCGCCTGGCTCGTTGGTGGGCACCTCGGGGCCGTAGTTCCAGTCTTGCACCGCGATGACGTAGTTCTTTTTGTTCTCTGCATTGGTCAGCATCGGCTCGGTCATAGGGATGCCGCCGAATCCGGCAAGCATCATTTTTGGCATTTTTGCGTAGTCCATGCGGTGCTCCTTATGTAATCTCGCGGCCAGACACGCGCAGCGTCAGTGCTGTGGCGTTGCTGGCGATCGTGCTGATAAATGCACCGGCATCCAGCTCTTGGCCGACCAACTCAGGGCACAGGTAGGTCTCGCCTGGCACCACGGTGCGGTCGTCGATGATCAGGTTGGCGTTGCCAGCGCTGCCGCCCACTTGCACCAGGTTGACGCTGAACGTGCGGTTCACCGTGTCGGTGTTGGTGACGGTGGCCTTGTCGATCAG